AACCCCGCGGCACCCGGTGCGTCCTCGTACCTCTCCCTCCGGGGACGTCCCCTCCCGGGTGCCGCGGGGTTTCCTCGCGGTTGCGCTCGTCCTCGTCGTCTCTGGCTGCGCCTCGATCCAACCGGGGCAGGACGCGACCGTCGTCCGCGTCGAGCAGGTGCTCAAGGTCGCTCCGACGATCTACGACCAGACGATGGAGTGGGCCAAGCGCAACGCCTCCACGATGAACCCGAAGACGCTGGAAATCGTCAACAAACTCCGCGTGGCTTTCCCCCCGGCCTACCGGGCGACTGACGCCGCGCTCCAGACCTACAAGGCCAACGGCACGGGCGACGTGCTCGGGCAGATCGCCGCGCTCCGAGAACTCATCCTCCAGATGACGACACTCGTCTCGGCGCTGGGCGGCCCGGACTTCCTCCCGAAGGAGATCCAGTGAGTCCTCTTCTCGTGCTGATCCTCGGCCAGGTGCTCGACGTGGCGCTCAAGGCGATCACGAAAGATCCGAAGCAGGGCGAAGTCTTCACGCCGATCCTTGGCTCTCTTCTGCCTGCACTCTCTCAGGCAGCGGGCGAGACCGCAGCGGAAACGGAGGCTCGGCGCAAGGCGGCCGAAGCCATCTTTTCCAAGTGGTCCGCCCCCATTGTGTGACGTGATGGCAACGCCCGTCGTCACGCCGTGGTGGGAGAGCAGGACAATCCAGGCGTCCGTGTGGATCGTCGTCGCGGCGACGGTCGGGGCGCTCGTCCCGATGCTTCAGAACCGCGAGATGGACTGGTGGTCGCTCGGCGCGACGACGGCGATGGCGCTCCTCGTCGCGCTCAAGCGGATGTTCGACCCGGATATTCAGGGACCAGCCTCAATCATGAACAAGAACAACCTCGTGAGTGGTGGCGGATGATCCGCCCCTGGCGTCCGCGAGTTGGGGTGGCCGTGATGGCGATCGGCGCTGGCGCGTGTCTCCTGGCCGCAACTGCCACCGCCCAGGCGGGCGGGATGGCCGACAACATCGGGAACCACATCGGCGAGATGCTGGCGATCATCGGTACGGGGCTGACGTGCTTCGCCATCGCGCAGCGTCAAATGGAGCAGGCCAAGGCCGAGGCGCGGGTCGAGCGCGAGAAGGACATCAAGGTAGCGATCTACTCGCACAATGCTGACGACGGCTCGCACATTCTGGCGAGTGCAAAAGTCCACACGCCTATCGAGCGGACGATCTCCTCCATCGAGCTTCGGGTCCACGACATCGAGGGCGTGCTTGAGCGTCTTGGCCAAGGCGTCGAGAAACTCCTCGCGGGCCAGGGTGAGCAAGAAGCGCAGCTGCTGGTGCTCCTCGCGGAGCATCACGGAATGCAGGAGGACGGCGGCTGCATGGCCCGGGATCGCCGCCGCCGCGCCGGAGACCCAGAGAATTTCGACCCGATCCCGCTGAGGGCGCAGGGATGACGGAGCCCGTCCTCTTCAAGTCGTTTCGGCAGGAGAAGGAATGGGAGGGCGATCTCCTCGACCCTCTCCTCCAGAACATCGTCACGGAGTTCGCCAACGAGGCGTTCGCCAAGTACGGATGGCTCCCGACGATCACGGACATCCTGCGGACGAAGAGTGAAGACAGGGCGATGGAAGGCACCGGGATGCACGTCCTGGGCAGGGCAGTAGACGTAAGAGTCAAGGGAGTTCGGCAGGAGGTCTTGGACGCAATGGTAGGTTGGTCGAACGCCCGGTGGGCCTACGATCCTAAGCGGTCCCAGTTTCTGGTTGCCTACGCGAAACCGCACGGGACCGGGCCTCACATCCACTTCCAGGTATGCGCGTCCACAAGGAGGAAGCAGTGATCACGACCCCCGTTTACTCCCATGGCGGGACGAGTTCGGTTCCAGGGACTGGCGCGGGAGCAGGGCAGGCAATCGACGTTACGTCGGCTCATGGGCACGCCGCCATCTTCGTAGGGGCGGCTGGCACCGGGACGGCTGTCGTCATCATCGAAGCATCAGGGGCTCCCATAGATTCGACAACCCACGAACCGCTCGCTGCCGACTGGGTGGATACTACCAACGGAGGGATCTCCATCACCGGAGGGGCCAGCATCTGCAAGAAGGTCATGGTGGAGATGCCGTACTGGCGGACCAGAATCGTCTCGCTTTCCTCGGGGATGTCCGTTCGGTCCTACATCCCGCTGATCCGCAGCACCGCAGACGGGCACGCGAGCGCGGCCAACCACATCACCGTGATCGCGAACGCCACCGAGGGCATGTAACGTGACCGTCCCTGTGCTGGAAGATTTCACCGTAGACCGGAGTGCTCAGGGAAGCGTTCCGCTTGTCGAGGACTTCACCCTTGACAGCAGCGCGGGGGGCGGGAGCGGGACATCCGACCACGCTGCACTGTCGAATCTCGCCTTCTCTGTGGCGGGACATACAGGGGCTCTTCCCATCGCCAACGGAGGCACTGGAGAGACTACCGCGCAGGGAGCACTCTACGCGCTCCTCCCGAATCAGGCTGCGGCCAACGGGAAGTTCTTGGTCTCAAACAACTCGGTAGCCGGGTGGGGTGTCCCTACCCTGGCGTCGTCTGTCGTGGCGATCAGAAACACTGCCGTAGCCACGTCTCTCACGGAGTCCGACTGCTTTTTGAACGTGGACGCTACTCTCGGGCCGGTAGTGGTCACGATGCCCCTGATCTCTGGGACGACGGTAGGCAGGCAATTCTGGGTCAAGAAGACGGATGCCTCCAACTATCCCGTCACCATCGCTCGGGCGGGATCGGATACTTTCGACTCCGGTGGATCTACCAGCGTAGCCATCTCGCTGGGGACCGCCGTCTATGGGCTCATCTGTCCGCCGACCGGGACCGTCTGGTCCATCTTCTAACCCTTCAACACAGGAGATCCAATGGAACGGGACGCCATCCTCGCCAAGATCACCGAGCTTCAGAAGCAGCATCTCGACTCCGTCATCGCCGCACGGGCGCTGGAAGGGGCCATCCAGATGCTGCAGGCTGTCATCGCGGACATCGACAAAGCCGTACAGCCGCCAGTGATCGTGAAGCCGTGACGGGACTACCAGATGCCTCGGGAGCACCCTCCCCGAAGCGTCGGCGCAGGGCACCGGCCCTCCCTCCGCCGGAGGGACCGGTAGCCCGCGTTTTCTTCCGTGATGGAAGGAAACACACTGCCCTGCATACCGGGTACATGTCTCATCGCTTCGACGTTGGCAGGGTTCACCTGATCCTCTGGCCCAACCAAGAGGTCGTCTATCCCCTCGATGTGGTGGAGTCTCTCATCCTCCCGTACACGCCTCCGCAGCAGGCTTACCAGCAGCCATACCAGACTCCCTTCGTTCAGCCGTCGCCCTATGTCGGCACGCCGACCGAATACAACGCTCGGCAGCAGAAGGTGATCCCGCTCAAGACCACCGTGAAGGACGGGGTTCCCTACTCGGAAACGACCGACGAGAACGGCAACACCGTCGTGGTAGCTGGGGGCTTTATCAGGTGAGCAGGGAAGCCGATGAGGGGCTCGCTGACTTCTACATGTTCGCCAGCTGGTTCGTTGGCCTGGACTTGGAGGAGTGCCCCCATCGGCTCATGACGGACGTTATCCAGACGGGCGAGACGGACCCCGCCCATCCGTATACGCTCGTCGTGGTCCCACGAGGTACTTACAAAACCTCCATCGCCCGTGCGGCGATTGTCTGGAAGCTGGTCCGGCAGATCCACCTCTTCGATAATCCCTACCACCGCATCGTCATCTCGTCAGCCACGCTTCAGTTGGGCAAGGCGATGCTCCAGGGTGTCGAAGGGATCCTCCGGTACGGTGGGAAGAACCAACGGTTAGACGAGCACTACGGACGTATGTGGCAGAACCGAGGGCTCACCGGAGGATCCAAGGTATCGGACGGGATCGTCCTCGCGCAGCGTATCCAGAAAGGCGAGATCGCCACCATCTCGGAGCCCAACCTGTTCATCGGCTCACTCCGGCGGATCTCCACGGGGTTCCATGCTGACGAAGCGGTCATCGACGACATCAACAACAAGGACAACGTCCGCACCGATCACCAGCGAAAGCTGACGCATACCTACTGGCAGCTGTTGTTCCCCATCCTAGGGACAACGGATCGGGCAGGGAATCCAACCAAGGTCTTGATGAACTGCACTCCGTGGCATGACGATGACGTGCGTGGGATGGTGATGCGGGAGGAGCGGAGTCGTGAGATCGAAAACACGGAGTACGTCTCGCCTTGGAATACGATCCACTGTGGCGCAATCAACGAAGACGGTACGGCATTTTTCCCTACGAAATACTCGCTGGAACGTCTTGGCGTTCTCCGCGCCAACATGGGCACGGTTGAGTTTTCTGCCAACTACCTGTGTGATCCTGTGGGGGACTCGGGCTTCGTCCACGAAGACCAGATAAAGTTCAAGGACAGGGAAACCTTCCCGGTCCTCCAGCATGGCCGCATCTGCGTTGACCCGAACCAGCATACGGACGCGAAGGAACTCGGGTGTTACGCCGCCATCATCGTTGCGGCCTACGACCGCTTCGGGAAGATGTATGTCCTCGATGCTCGGGGGAGCCGGGAGTGGAACCCGATCCAGTTCCTGGATGCGCTCTTCACGGTCCAGGATGAGTTCCCCTATCCGATCTTCATCGAAGACTCCCACATGGGCCACTTCGAGCACGCAGTGATGATGGAAGAGGCGAATCGGGGCAAGAAGCTTCGGGTCAACTATGTTCCTGTGGACGTGAAGACTACCAAGTACCAACGGTGGCAGAGGCTTCAGCCTCGGTTCATCCAGGGTTCCGTATGCTTTTCTGACCACATCGCGCCGACGCTGAAGACAGAGATCAAGGATGAGTTGATTCGCGGGCAGGCGAGCCGCTTCAAAGACTTTCTCGATGCGCTGGCGATGGCAGAAACTGGGTACAGGCCCCGCTCCAACAAGGACGGCAGCACAGTCGATGTGATGAAGGCTATCAACCGGCAGCTCAAGGCTCCTCCCCCCATGACGTTCGCCCAGGCGATGCCAAGGATGTTCCAGTGAAGAAGATCATCCTGAACACCGGGAAGGAAGTGCTCGTTGACGACGAAGACTGGCCGGTGCTCTCGGGACGGAACTGGTACGAACACCCCGCGAAGCGAGAGGGCAATCCGTCCTACGCCCACCTCCATGTTCGGGGCCGCAACGTCCTCATGCATCGTTTCTTACTGGATGCCAAGGATGCCAACGTGGTGGTGGACCACATCGACGGGAACGGGCTCAACAACCAGCGATCCAACCTTCGACTGGCGAGCCGTAGCGAGAATCGTTTCAACTCCAGAAGAGCCGTGGGGTTCAAGGGCGTATACCCTCGGGGTAACCGCTGGGAAGCCGCCATCAACCACGGGAAGTGGGAAAGCCTCGGGTACTTCGATACGCCGGAGGAAGCGGCCAAAGCCTACAACGAAAAGATCAAGGGGATCGCGGGCGAGTTCGCGTCCTTGAACGAGGTGCCGAGTGGCGAAAAAGAAGCCTGAAGAACCCAAGAATCCATGGACTGCCCGTATCAAGCGGATGCGTGAGTATCAGAAGAAACACTCGGCAACGTGGAAGCGGAACGAGAAGCTCCTCTTCGGACAGACCGAGGGGGATGGGATGAGTGCGGACCACATGTCCATCTCCTATGGGTGGGGGCTTCTCAAGAACCTCGAAACGGAGATATACGTCCAGAACCCCGACGTTGTCGCGGAGGCCCGTAATCCGATGCTGGACGCTGTCGCCCAGCGTGTTACCCAGATCGCCAAGTACGACGTAGAGGACATGGACGTCAAGACTCTCGGGAACCTCGGGCTGATGGACTGTTTCTGCTACGGGTACTTCGCCTGCATCGAGACCATGGAGGTCGAAAAGAAGGCGGGAAGGTATCTCAACGACGACACGGGAGAGTACGAAGACGGGGTGGCGGTGGCGCAGCAGGAGTACGTCGCTCGTCGCGTTGCCCCTCGGGACATCCTCTTCGATCCAGCTGGACGTCTCCTCGATCTCTCGGATCATCGCTACATCGCCATCGCCTTCTACCCGACCATCGCAGCCCTGAAGGCGGATGGGAGGTTCAAGCTCCCCCCCGATGAGGACATCGCGGGATGGCCGGAAGTCCACGAGGGATCGCGGGAGAACCCGAGCGTGGTGGCGCGAGAGTACGGAGCCTCCGGGGGATACTCTGGCCCGGAAAAGGATCCCGACTACAAGACGATCTGCGTCTGGGAGATCCACGACAAGGTAGCCCACAAGATCGTCTACATGACTGACTTCCAGTCCAAGCTCCTCGCGGAGGAGGAGTGGCCCGCCAAGCTGAAGATCAAGGCAAGGGATCTGTTCCCGGTCACGATGATGGCATTCCATCAGCGCAGCGACAGGTTCTACCCGATCCCCGAGATGGATCTGATCGCTCCCCAGCTGAAGGAGATCAACAAGATCGACTCGATGATGCGGCAGGACTCGGTGACGAAGTGGAGGAAATGGGTCACGGTGGGGGGCCTGATCCCCCAGGACAAGCTCGCCATGATCACCGATACCTCCATCGAGAACGCGATCATCGAGATCGACCGGACGGAGATCGAATCCCTCGTCGGGATGAACAACGCCTACCACATCGACCTCCGTAACCTCGTCGTCCCGCTGGAAGACATCGCCCTCAAGAGGGATCTTCCGGTCAGATATCAGATGGTCGAGCAGCAGATCCAGCACATCCTCGGATATGGAGCTACCTCTGGGATGCTCGGGAACGTGAGAACCCGGTCGGCTCGGGAAGCGATGATGGTGGCCGATGCGAGGAAGCAGAAGCTGCAGAAGAGGTTGGACGGGGTCGCGGAGTTCTACCGGCTGTGGCATACGAAGCATATGAAGTTCTTGCAGCAGACGATGGATCTGGAGAGGGCCGCCCGACTGATCCCAGACATCGCGGGGATCTCCAAGTTCTTCCAGTACACGGGGGAGGACATCCAGGGGGACTACGAGTTCACCGTCTACGCGGGAACGTCTGCTCCCCAGACTACGGAGGCCAAGAGAGCCTCTGAACTTCAACTCTTCCAGGCGGTTGCACCGATCATCCAGCAGACGGGCGGGGACATGCGGGTCGCGTTCTCCCGGCTGGCGAGGTACTACGACTGGGCGCGGGTGGACGAGCTTTTCAAGGCTCCGAAGGAGAAGGCGAAGGCTCTCGCGAAGGTGCTCGCGAAGTGGAAGCAGACTCCAACGGAACCGGGCGAGGTCATGAACGCTGCCGCAGAACTGGTCATGGCGACCCTCACTCCCGGCGACATGCAGGTTCTCCAGGAGGAACTGCAGGGTCAGGCGGGAGCAGGGCAGGGACAACAGCCAGAGCCAGGAGGACCGCCCGCAGACGCTACCCGAGCACAGGCGGCGCAGGGAAGGATCTAGATGCCTAATTTCGATTTCATTTGCCACGAATGCCGGGTCACCTTCGAGGAGTTGGTCCCCTTCCTCCCTGATTCCCGGTCACTGCCCTGCCCCCGCTGTCACCAGCCAGCATCCATGGTCTGGCTTCGCTCTCCCGGCATGAAGCCCGATCCGTACTGGAGTGGGGTCTACGACCCAGGGCTGGGGGCGACGATCAACTCCAATGCCCACAAGCGAGCACTCCTCGCGGAGCGTGGGCTCATGGAGATGCCTGCCAGGGAGTTTACGCGCAGGGCAGAAGAGGCTCCGGTGAGCCCGGAACCGGAGTTCCTCAAGACGGAGGAGGAACGGCGGGAGTTCAGGGAGACCGCCGAGAAGACGTGGAATGACATCAAATACGGGAACGTCGAGGTCCCAAAGCTCAAGACCGTAGATGACATCGTGGATGCGCCACCGGCAGGCGCATAATTGTGGAGAAGGAGACCTAATGCCCGTTCCTGACGAAACGCAGGGAGCCTCGGGGGAACCCACCAGGGTAGCCGAGAGCAGTGCGCCATCGCCCGAGAGCATTCTCGCCGAGTTGGAAGTCGCGCCCACGCAGCCGAGTAAATCGGGGGAGCAGTGGACCGACGAAGACAAGGCACACTTCGACTGGATCAAGAAGCAGGATCCCACCAAGTGGCCCGATGACGTGCGACTTCCGGTGGAGAAGCCCTTCCTCAGTCTGCAGTCGAGGCACACGAACGACCTGAAATCCGAGTATGATCGGCGATTTTCTGAACTCACGCAGCGTCAGGAGCAACTCGCCAACCTCTACATCTCCAAACTCGCGGACCAGGGGGTGAAACCCACCCTGGATCAGGCCACTGTCCTGAAGGAGCGGATCGCATCTGGCGATACCGATGCCGTCCAGGAGATGGTCGAGCAGCTTGTCCAGCAGCGTGTCGGCCCGCAGATGCAGCAGCTTGCGCTGCGGGACGCCATCGAGACTGCGGAACGGGCTCATCCTCTGGTCCGCGAAAGGCAAGCGGAGATCAGCCAGATCCTCTCTTCGAACCCTCAACTCCAGCAGCTGGCCGCCATGAACAACTACCAGAACGCCCCAATGATTCTGGAAGCCATCGCGGTGCGGCTGGAGCGGGATACGCTGGTCCAGAAGGCCCAAGCGTTTGAGGTCGACAAGAAGGATTATGCGAGGCGGGCGATAGCCGAGTACAAGGCGAAGGTTCAGGGACTCCCGATCTCAACATCACGGGCTGGGACGACAGCCTCCGCAGAATCCTCCGGCAACGCAGGGACCGTCAGGGATGCTGCACTGCAGGCTTGGGTTCAGATGGGGAACGATCCGAGCAGCTTCGTGTAAGGGGATAGAGTAGATGCCTACCACCACCGAAACCACCACTTACGACAGCTTCGTCACGTTGACGATCAAGAACTACGAGAAAAAGCTCAACAAGCAGTTCCTGGAGTACCGCCCAGCGGTCAACATCCTGTTCGACAACTACAAGCACACCGACACGAAGGGCGGACGGATCTGGCAGGGGATCGCCGAGTACGGCGTGAACCCCACCGTCAAGTTCTTCGACGGCGCGGACACCTTCTCGCAGGAAGTCACCCAGGTCGCGCAGCCCATCATGTACCAGTGGCGGTACATGGGCGCGACGATCTCCCTGCTCAAGACTGAGATGCTGGAGAACTCCGGCCCGGTCGCGCTCGCAGACCTGACGGAGGTCCGCCTCAAGCAGTGCCTCCGTACGATGAACCTCATCATCGGGAACGAGATCTTCTCGGACGGGACCAACTACGGCGGCAAGACCTTCATCGGTCTGGCAGCTGCGGTGTCCACGACCCCCTCAGTGGACCCTGCCTCCGGGTCTCTCGGCGGGCTCTCGGCGGCAACGTGGAACTGGTGGCGCAACAACGCGACGACGAGCTTCGGTTCGTTCGCCGCGAACGGTGTCAACGGATCCGCCTCGGATCTCGTCCTGCGCCAGTTCAACAACTGCACGGACGGCATGGTCGAACGTCCGACCGACATCATCTCGGACCAGGCGACGTGGGAGTTCTACAACAAGACCAACATCCAGCCCGTCCGGTACGTCGATCAGGTCAACGCGACCGCAGACCTGAGCTTCAAGGCTCTGGAGTACCAGGGCATCAAGTGGGTATGGGATCGGCAGTGCCCGACCGGGCGGACGTACATCCTCAACCGGAATCACATCCACTTCATGGTCGATCCCCGCTACATGTTCGAGTGGACCAGCGACCTCCAGTACCCCAACCAGCTGGCCTACACGCGCATCGTCGGGCTCAGGCTCTTCATGTGCACTCGCGTCCGCATGTTCAGCGCAGTTCTCGACGGGATCACCGCGTAGGATCCGAAAGAGAGAAGGAGACAGAACATGTACCGCATTGCGCATTACACAGAGCATCTCTCCCCCAACACCTTCGAGCAGGGTCCGATCTACCCGTGGTATGGGACCACCTATCTCAACAGCGCCACGCCCCTCAAGTGCGGGCTGGGGGCGATGTGGGCGATGACGGGTGATCCCAAGGAGATCGGCGGCAACTCGTTCATGCACGTTCGGGCGGGAGCAGGGCTTGCTGCAGGACAGCTGGTTTCCTGGGCCACTCCGACCAACTACACGGTGGAGAACCCGCTCACGGCGGCGACGACGACCCAGGCGATCAAGACCACCGGCACCATGGTTGCCGGGGCCGAGGTCGGCAACTTCGTCTACTTCGTTCCGACCGGAGGGACCCCCACCATCCGCCGGATCCTTTCCAACACCACGACGGTCATCACGTTCTCGGACAAGGACTACCAGATCCCGACGATGCCCGCTGACGCGGACGTGGCCTCGGCTGTCCCCGTCGCCGGAGCCGCCACCGTCACGGTCATCCGTCCCTTCAAGGTCATCGTGAACACCGCCGCGACGGTCCCGGTTGGGGTCGCTCTCGGGACCACGACCGACACCTACTACACGATCATTCAGGTGGGTGGGCTGGCCCTCATCCAGGGAGTCGGGAACGGCACTGCGCTGGTCGTCGGCGAACCGGCGGTGGGGTCGGCTGCTGGCGTTGCCATCGGGATGGCGGTCGACATCACCACGACGGCGTCTCCCGCCAAGTTCAATGGGGCCGCCTCGATGGTCACGCTGCAGGCCAGCACGGCGGCAGGCCCGCTCCTCCTCCCCTTCTACGTCAACTTCCTCGGCAACATCTAGCCAGCAAGGGTTCCCGGCGGGCCTCCCTTAAAAAAGGCCCGTCATTTGAGGTTCTATGCCCGAAACCTACGATGCGGCGACGACCTATCTGCAGCAGATGGACTTCGCCAAGATCACCGAACCCCCGGTAGCCGTACGGGCGAAGGAAGACTTCGAGTTGTTCTTCTTCTTCGATCCCGCCATGCGGCACGTCGAGGGGGCCCTTCGCGGGTGGATGAGCTATCCAGAGGAAATGCGGGGCCGGATGATCAAGGAGGCTTACGTCGATGGAGTCACCAGCAATGGTGTCACGGCGATGATGGCTGGCCCAGGAAGGACCAAGTCTCTCCTCTGGATCCTCTACAAGGAGTCCACCGAACCCGGCGGATCGGTGCTCGTAGCTCGGTCAGCATTCAACTGCCTCTTCCCCAAGAAGGTGTGATTCATGAGACGGACACTTCAGGGGATGGTTGCCTCAGTCATGCGAGCCTTCCCCGGAATGTCCATCCCACCGGGGGAGATCAAGCAGGTACTCGAGACGGCCAACAAGGACATCCACGCATCTCATTCCTGGCCTTGGACTTACAAGGACTGGAATCTCGCCATCCCCCCTCCGCAGACTACCGGCACCATCACGATCTACGATGGGACCTACGTTGTGCAGGGGCTTTGGACGACCTTCCCGACGCTTCAGCCTGGCTACAGGCTCAGGTTCGGGGACGCGAGCATCGACTATCAGGTGCAGGCGATCTTCAACGCTACGAGCCTGGCCCTGACCCAGCCCATCAACCGTGGTGCTGACTATGTGGATGTGCCGTACACGCTCTACAAGGACACGTTTGAGTTCCCGGTTGATTTCGAGATCGGGCAGGATGTAATCCTCACGAATCCGCTGATGCGGAGCAGGCTCAAGCACATCCCTCGCTACACGTTTGAGAAGCAGATGATGGTCCTGCGCCCGCTGCAGTCCAACTTCCCGCTCTACTACACTGACAACTCCTTCAACCCAACGTCGGGATGCCACTCCATCCGTATCTGCCCGCCCCTCTCGACACGGGCAGAGTACCGCCTGACCTACCGGGCCAAGCCCCCGGATCTCGACTTGCCTACGTCTGTCACTGCCCTGCCGGAGGGCTTCGACGAAGTGCTGGAGTTGATGGCGGAAGCTCGGCTCAAGATGATCTATCAGCATCCGGGCGCGGAAGCCGCCGCAGTCCTCGCTACCGGAAAGCTGCGAAGCCTGAAACGGATCGTCGGCAATGCGACTGTCGAGATCCAGCCTACCGCAAGCGGAGTCCCCGACTCGTCCTACTCGCAGTGGGGGCTCTCGATTCTTCCTTGGAGCAACCCATGAGCATAACGCTCTCTACGTCTGCCATGATCGCCGAGCTTCAGCGGCGCGTGCCTATCGGCATCCCGACTTCGGTATGCCTTGATCGGCTCAATGAAGCGTATCGCTGGATCTGTCAGCAGGGCAGTTTCGTGTGGTTGCTCAAGACGGCCACCGTATCGGTCGCTCATACCACCGGAACATTCCCGCTGCCGGCAGACTTCGATCCGGGGCGACCGGCGTATCTCTCCTACAACAAGCTGGAGATCCCCTTCAAGCCCTACGATATCGCCATCAAGCATCAGATCTACAACTCAACGATGAGCGTCGGCCAGTTCTCGGTCTGGACCTTCTACACCACGTTCCTGGGAACTCCCCCTGTCTATACCTACACTGGGCTGATGCTCCCAGCTGAGTCCTGGCCGGTTTCCCCAATAACGATCTCGGTCCCGCTGATCTACCACACGGCAACTGGAGCGGCTATCGCCACCGGCACGAACCTCTACTACCCGACCCCGGATTCCTTCGACTCCTTCCTCGTGGACATGGCCGAGTCGGAGCTTCGGCGGACGTATGGGCTGGCTGGGTTCGAGCAGCTGATCCAGAAGGCGCAGGGCAGCATCTCGATGATGCTCGACGCCTACAGGAGCACGAAGCCGACCATGATGGGCCTGATGGATCAGGAGAGGCAGACGAAGGAATCGCAGGCGGCGAAGGCTGAGTAATGTTTTCGACTGACCTCAAGATCATCCGGTATACGCCCGATGGGGACGGGAAGGGTGGGACAAAGACTGGGTTGTCGAGGTTCACGTCTGCCCCGATCAACGACACCGTATCGACAGACAATGCGTTTGTATGGCTGAACTCATGGAAGAAGGAGAGCGACGTTTCGTCGCTGCTCCCGTCTTCCATCTGTCTCCTGGCGGCTGATTCTCCGGTGCCATTCGTCTATGTCCTCTCGCTGCACTCGTTCGCCAAGTACAGTCTGTCGGACGCGCTAGCTCCGCCTACCGTGGAAATCATCAGTAGTGTCGGATCAGCAGCCACTCTCCAACCCATAACCTTCGATTACAACATCTGGAACTTCTCGACAGAGCCCACCCCTGGGACTCATATCGTTCGGTCTTCAGGGTCGAATGCTCAGGCGGCGAGATTCCTGACCATCAACAACAGATGCCTTATCGCGGACGGCGCGACTGAGGCTCAGTGGTATACGGGCTCCGATATCCGGTCAGTCATTGACGCTTTCCCAGACACGAACGCCGGAACGTTCCATCCCGTGGTCGTGATGGTTACGGGGACAGGATTCGTTACGGGTCAATCAGTCACGATCTCTGGCGCAGCAGGATGCACGGAAGCGAACGGGACGTGGCTTGTGGACGTGCGGGACGTGAGCAGTAATGCCACGAAGCTGAGTTTGCGTGGGACCGACTATCAGCACGCGCTGACCGGGTATGGGTACTGCTACTCGCCCAACATCTATCCGTTAG